ATCTTTTTAGATACACCCATAACATTATCATCACCGTACGTCATTAAAGAAACATTCTCTTTGAAATCTGCACAAGTTTTCTTAGGATTAGCTTCATAGTATGCATATCGCATATACAAAGAATTAGCTAAACCATTAATGATAACAGTCAAAGGATGGCCAGAAGGATTACTTCCAAAAAATTCCATCAAATCCCCATTAAAATCAACCCAAGGAAAAGCAGTATCAAGTTTGATTCCATGTTGAGTACGAATATCATCATCAGTAAATTTACCAGAGTACTCATTAAGCTCAATCATAATTTCAAAAGCAGCCTGAATAATTGTAGCAATCATAGATTTATCAAAACCTTTAAAATCACCAGCAACCATACGATCAGTACCATGTTGTGTTAAATATTGATACATAAGAGTCCATTTATACGATTGACATGTTGTACCAGGACCAGATTCAAAAATAAAAGAATTATTCTGAATTAAACGAATCATGGTGAGAAAATGTTTTCTCACAACAATGGTCCAGTCAGCAGGCGCAGCAGTAAAAACACGTGTTTTACCAACTTCTATTTTAGCAAAAGAGGTGGCCTCATCCTTAAGAGTGGCTCTAAAAATAGGATGACATCGTTTACCTAATCGATAATTCTCCTCAATTTGAGCAATACGTTCCATAACAGATTGTTCAAAAACAACAGGATCTGCAGCAGTAGATGTTGCAGTTATTGACTTGAGGTGATACTTCTTACCATGACACCATGGGAATCCCATACTGCTGTTACGATTGATACCATCAATAAAGGCTACACCAGCAGCTCCATTTATAGCAGTAAAATTATCCAAAACATTAAGTTCTTCAGTAAAAACTGAACGAGCTATAGCTTTCTTAATATCTGCAATGAAGGCTTGCTTACAAGCTTCCAAAATTTTAGTATCAAAGGAACAATCAACAGAAGTCATATCTTGTAAGGCATATCTCCAAGGTCTCCAATCCTTCATAACAGGTGCACCATATTTAATACGGTAACCATGTTCCTGTAATTTAACGTTCATGGGAGTATCACAAACAGAAGTTGTCGGGGAAAATCTAGAACCAGTTATAGAACCAAAAACACTAGCAGTACCCTTTTCAATATACCGCACAGTTGCGAACTTATTTAAAGAAATAAGATCATGCTCATAACCGGGTAAAGATAAACGAGGTTCGCCACTATCAACATTCCACTTAGACAATTTACTCACTAGCCAATCATGGGTGACTCGCACTGCTCCAACAGAACCAGTCTGATTGCCTAAACAGTGAATACCTATAATAGTAGGACCCATTGTAGTATCAGCCAACAAAATTGAACCACAATCACCATTAATAGTAGGAACATCAACAAAACCAAACCACATATCACATGTGGCAGTCATTATATCAGTGTGAACAGGATATTGTTTAGTCAAAGTTATACATTTGACAGGAACACACTTTTTCTCTCCAAAAACTGTTTTTTGTAAATAAAATCCATTCCAAGAACCAGTCATTGTAGATTTAGCAAACAAACCTAACATAGATTTAGTTGGAGGAAGTTCCTTAAAAACAACCAAAGCTAAATCAGTATCATCTACAATAAATTGACTACGTTGAGCTCTAATTACAGTGTTCCGAGAAACACCATCCTTTAGAGGACATGAAATAATAGTAATATCAAAATTGTCACGATTAGGAATAAAATGCTTATTCAATAAATAAGTTTGTCCACAAATACCAAAAGCTTTGGAATAACGAAATGTACCATCTGGATTACAAATTTTCATAGAAATGCAATTTTGTAGGATTGCATTTTGAACACTTTCTAAAGGTAGAGCCTTCCAAGATTTAGATTTAGGATTCCAATCAAATTCAGTCAGTTGATAATCA